GCGTCAGGTTCATATTTAATATAATAATAACCACCACCGTATCTATTAAACATTAAATAAATACCATCTGCCCTTTGTAGATACGAAAAAGGTCTGCCTACACTTGATCCTGACTGAAAAGTAAATAATATTTTTCTAGGTTGTTCAGGTTTGTCAAATGCAGTCAATTGCTTTTTAGCAATCAAATTAACCTTAAGCAAATCACCAATGTTTATTTCAGGCATATTATTTCCTTAACATTTTAAGTAAGAAATTAAATTGCATTTTGTCATTTTCCGCCATTTCGCACAATAACAATAGATCATCCCCAAGTTGTTCATCACATTTTTTAAGTCTTTCAATTGCATTTGCAATTTTTTCATCATTGCTATCAGCTTCAACACCTGAAACGTGGGTAACTTTTTGTTGTTGTTGCGGTGTAACTAAATTTGCTACTACATTCATAAGCATTTGTCTTACTGCAGGGTTACCCATTAAACCTGATAAAAGATTATTTTCGGGTTCTTCTTCTTCCTCCTCATCTTCTTCCTCTAATTGCATTTGAAGTGCTGCAATTTGACTTTTAAGTGCAGTTATTTCATTTTGCATTTGTGGGTTATACATTCCAACTTGCTGCTGCATTAAACCATAATTTGATCTATTAAGTTGAAATGTGATTGTATTGTGTGCTTCTTTTTTCTTGCCTTTATCTCTTAATATGACAAGTAAATATGTGTTTGTGTTATCAGGGTTTGACATTACACTAGCCAGTGCGTCAGAAAGATGCTGCCTTCCTGTTATTTTATCATCACCATCATAAGAAAACCTTCTGCAGGTTTCATCTATTTTATGTCCTGCATATACTGAATATGCAGCTTCATCATACTGATCATAATATGACAGTACACCTTCTGCGTCGTGTAGTTCAGGTTTATAAGGCATATATTATACATTTAAAAGTGAAAGAAAAGTGATTAATCCTTTTAAGCATAATAAACACCAAAGCAAACACTATAGTTACTTGCTGAAATACTACTGTATGCACTAGGTGTTAAAATGTATGACTTTGACCATACAATTTGCTGCCCTGCAAATGGAGTAATTGCAAATGCGTATGGATCAGCACTAGATGAATTTGAAGCAATTCTGTTAAGTTCTAGTACTGGTATTCGGTTTACACTTTCCTTGTCATTATAATAAAGTACCAAGTAAGTATTTTTCATATTTGCTAGTGAAAGCAAAGGGTTACCACTTAAAATACTGTTTGTTAATACGTTGGGAGTATATGTAACTAGATTAAGCATTGATACAAAACGCAATTGCGGTTGATCTGCAAAATAAAATCTTGTACCTGTGCTGCTTTGTGGTACTATACACTCTATAAATTCATATTGATTAACCTTATTCATATCGGTTTTTTACAATTTTAAAAAATAGGGCTTCTATTTTTAACGTGCCATCGCCCATTGCAATACAATTTATTAACGTACTGGAGTAACGTTTTGTGCCAAGATACCACGCATAACCACAACAATTTTTGGTGCAGTTCCTGCCTGTAGTGTACCAATTGCTGCAGGAAGTTGAATAGTCAATTGATTATTCTTACTACCTACTAAAACAATGTTTGGTTCTACTGGATAATATCCACTTTCAGTACCATCATTTTGATCAAGACCAGTGTTTGCAGTACCAGTGTAAATACCAGTTTGTGAAACACCTATCCACAAATGACGATAAATATCCCATGAAGGCATGATCTGCCTGTTGTTTACAGTAAGTTGCAATTGACCATTGTAAAGGTTATACAATGCTGCAGATGCACCAGCAGTACTGAAAACAGTTGCGTTTGGATATGTATAAAGTGGGAATGCAGTTGTAGTTGATGCTGCAGGTGCTGCAACAAAAATTCCAATTTGAGCAACTACAAAAGCATCTTGCAAATTAAGCAAATTGTTTGTTACTGGTTGATAGTTATTTTGGTTGTCATTTACCAAAATGGGAATATGATATGAAGTTGTAGAAGTACTCATCAAAACTTCACTTCTAAGATAAGACTGGCTAAGAATAGCTTGATTAACGGAAAAACCTGCAGATTGTACAAGATTTTTTGCGTTATCAAACACTAACCTAGCATTCATTTGACTTGCCATTTTCTTTTAGTTTATTTGTTTTAAAATTTTAAATATTAATAATCTTCGTCCATTCCTGCCAAAACAGAAAGGTTATCAGGTTCATAACCTGCAACTACCGAAAGATCATCACCTGCCATAACTGAAACAGGAATTTCCATAGCTTGATCAATTGCACCTAGTACATTTGTTGCTTGTAGCAAACCAAGTCCACCTGCTGCAACCATTCCATCACCGATATTTTTACCAAATGATCCTTTAATGATGCTAGGGAAAAATGCACCAAGTGCAATTACACCTGCTGACTTAATTTTTGCATCAAGATTTGGTAAAATCTTAGGTGAACTGGTGATCATTCTTGCTGCTGCTGCACCTACCACAAGTCCTGCTGCATCCATCAAAAACGATTTTGAAATTTTTCCTACACTTCTTCTACGAGAACGGCGGTAAGATTTTGCCCTTTTTCTTCTTCTTGCCATTTTTTTTAGTTTTTAATTGGTTTTGTGATAACTATATCAAGATTTTATTTATTATGAAATTTTCTCATAGCAGAAATGTTTTCTGCATAAAGTTTTAATTCCTTTTCAGATACTTTTTTTAATTTAAAACTAGAATAACTTCCAATTATTCTAAATACTGCAGGTTTATAACTAACCTTAAAAGCATTAATACCTTCAATCAATGCTTCTTCAGTATCAGCAAAAAAATTCAGATCATCACGATATGGAAATTTAACTAAATATCCACCGTATTTTATGTTTACAACTATATTGTTCATACAAAAAATTTTACTTTTCCTATTGATTTAAAACCACTTACTACTCTAATATTAACATTATGGCTTTTTGTGTCAGTGTGCATTTCACTTGATGACTTCTTTTTTCTAGCTTTTACTTTTGTAGCTTTTACTGCACTTTTCTTTTTTACTTTACCAACACTAGCAACTTTCGATCCACTTCTTTTTTTGCTATATGATATTGCCCATGCTTGTTTTACTGCCTGTGCTTGTGTTAGCTTAGGGTTTTTCTTCCTTAATTTTTTGGCTTCCGCAACTACTGCTTTGAATTTTGCCCTAGCTGCTCGTTGTTTTGCAGTCATTTTTTATTTTTTTAAAGTTTTTTTACACCAGTGTAACATTTCCTTTCCTCCCCACAATTGATAAGAAATATAACCACATTTAGACTGATCACCTACATAAACTTTTGCTCTTTCTAAATATGAATATATTTTATTAACCATTTTTTCATTCAATCCTTTTTTGTTGATCAACATTCTAGCGGTTTTTACACCAGTACTGTTTTTACAACTTCCCTTTTCCATGTTTAATATAAGTCCTTCAATTGCGTTTTTTGTTGCCTTTACTGGGTAATTATAATACAACATATAAAGGTGAAAGAAAAGTGATTATTTTTTTGCTATTAAATAAAGTGCAACTGCACCACCAACAATAAAAGGCAAATAGTTTTTCTTACCTTCTGCCTGATTAAATATTTTATCTACTTCACTTTGTTGCACCTGTTGTAATTTTTCCCCGCTTTCCAATTTTTTTTCAACTACATTTTTAACTTGTTTTGCAAGTACTCTTTTCCCAACTTCCCCTACTTCCTTTACATCAATTCCAATTTTTCCTAGAAATTCTGCAACTTTTATAAGTATTGGTGCTGCAGTAACTGTAGCTGCTGCAGGTGCTGCTGCAACAACACCGATCTGTCCTTCGCTAGGAAATTCAATGTCATCACCAAGCAATCTCTTTTTTGCTGCACCTTGATTAACTTTTCTAAGAAGTTCATTTGCATCACCTCCTAAATTGTTCCACCAATCCACAGTAGCACTTGCCTTTGTGTCAAAAGCATTTTTTAACTTCGTTGCTAATCCCATAAAATTTAGTCCAACTAGCAAAAGAAATGATCCCCTTGCAGGTGCTAAACTTATTCTTAATACTGTTTTTTTAACTGGTTTTGGTGCTGCAGCTTGTTTTGCTGCACCTATACCTGATACTTGATATAAAGGCATATTTGGCTTTTTATCTATTTTATGAAAATACGTTTTTCGTTCATTAAATCTGCTAAGTACTGGATCAACAAAATATTCATTTCCGTTACGATCTTTTATTACTACAAAAACATGATGCGGAATTTCATCTAATAATTTATAACTAGCAAAACGAAAATTTAGATCATTATTGATCAATCCTTTTCTTTTTAAGCTATCCAGTACACCCATTGAAAACAAAGCATATCCTTTGCAATCAAATCCATCACTAGCAAGTGCAAGTAATGCACTAGGTGACATGATCCGTTGCGACTGATCACTCTCTATTTTGTAACGGACATTTTGTTTAAGAAATTTGAAAACTTTCTTTGCAGTTTGAATGCCATCACCTGCGTAAAAATCTTGACTAATTTTATCATATTCATTTTTATACTGGTTATGTGCTTTCAGCATTGCAGTCATAATATCAGGGACTTGTTGATCACGCACCAACAATTTACGTTGTTTTTCAAATGGAGTAAGTCTGCCTAATAATGCAATGCGATCCATTAAAAAAGTTTTGATGAATATTCAAACGGAATTATCAAACCATCAATGTTTGTAGTTCCTTTAATCGTATATTTTGCACCTTTTGCAAATGCACCTTTTTCGGTTATTAATGACAATAAACCGATATTAGGTTTTGCAAATACACTCAAATCGCTTTCACTTTTTGGTCGAATAGTTTGCACACCAAAACTTGCAAAATCAGCAACATATTTTCCGTTCACAAAAACTTCACCACTTATTGCGTTTATAGTTCCAGTAGTGTTTGTAGGGTTGATTACTTTGAAAATAATTTCTATTCGCTTTGAAATTCCACTTCCTGTTATGCGAATATTTTTAAAGGATAATTTTGTTTTGTCACCTAACTGCTTTTTACCATATAACCAGTATATGATGTAACCTGCAAACAGGTAAAAAAGCAAATTTTTGTTTTTCAAAATTTCTAACTTTTAACCAAAACTATTGAATATTTTTCAAAAAAAAAAATATTAGGTCGGAAAAGTTGAAAAGAAGGTCAGTATCTAGGTTCACTTTCCCCTGTAGGGGGAAAGTGACCTGCTGCCATCTTTCCAAGTGTTTTTTGACCTTACCAAAACTGACCTGACCTGTCCTTGTTTCATCTAAATCACTTTTCTTTCACCTTTGATAATAAAAAAAGGGCAAAATTGCCCTTCTCTTGTTTTCCAGTGTTGATGCTAATATCAAAAATCGTTTCTAAGGTACCTGCGGTGCGAAAATTTGCTGCTTTTTGCAAAATATAGGTTCATGTACCATGCACCCTCTTTTTCGGCAAATTTGGCAAAATTTTCAAGGTGTGAAATATTGCGGTATTTTCTAGGTCTTTTTTCCTTGTTAGGTTCAAAAAAGACAATTGCATTATAAATTTGTTTCATTTTTAAATTTTTTCTAATTTTGAATTGAAAGAAAAGTGGTTTTTCGTTTTCGGAAGATCATTTGTCGGTAGGCACTGGAAACAGTGCCTATTTTTGTTTGTAAAGTTCACCGACTTTTATAATGTCTGACTTCTCAATCCACTCTTTTATAATCTTTTTTGCAGTTGTTGTGCTTTTACCTGTAAATTCTGCTAAATCATTTACAATATCATTATACTTTCTAGGTTCTACCAGTATGCGACTGATCAGCGACTTTTTTTCCATTCCGTAAATTAATCCTGTAGATTTTTTTTCAGTATGAATTTGTTGCCATTCATTGCCCTGATATTGTATGCTTATTGGATCGAAATCGTCAGTGCTTCTCAAAAATGTAGGATGTAGATCTATTGTTTTTTGCTCTTTATTTTTTTCAATCCTAAGTACTGCATTTGCTTTGCGGTCTAAATATGATCCTATATGTCCAATACTATTTTGATCTTTTTTACCCAAATGCAAAACGCAAATGATTAAAAGATCATGCACCTTAGTAATTTTTTTTAACCACTGAATAAGATAGAATGACTGTTCAACACTGTTGAAATCACTGATTAAATCAAGTATTCCATCAATGACCAGTATTGAACAGTCCTTATTATCAGAAAGATAAATTTCAGTCATCTGCATTATATCTGCAGGTTTATCCTCCCTAAATAAAAAACTGTCAAAATTGTGCGGAAAATGATCATACAACATTTGTTTCCTTGTACGATCTAAGTTTTTATAGTAATCGTAATCACTACTTTCCGTATCAATATAGCACAGTCTTTTTCTATCTTTTGGAAAATTTAATTTCATTCCGAAAATATCCCATGTAGTGTAGGCAGTTGCAATGGCACCAGTTACAAATAATGTTTTACCTTGTTTTGGTAATCCACTAAAAACAACAATGCTTTGTGAAACACCTATTGTTTTACCATTGATAGTAAAAAGAATATTTTCATCTTTCGGTTGATAATCTTGCTTAAATTTTCTTTGTGATAGTTTCTCTTTAAGATCATTTGTCATTGGTTACTTTTCTAAGAAACTGCAAAATTCCTCTGCTATTTGGAATGCCGCTTGAATAGCGAATTTACGATCTTCAACACTATCAACAATGTTATCATCACTGATTATCATTGCTTTTAGTATTTCCAGTGCCGCTACTTCCTGTTTTGTCATCCCTGCTAGAATGATCATTTGGTTGCTGAACTTGTCCATAAATTGCACTGGTTGTGCAGGTAAATCCTTGTTTGTTTGTTGGCTTTGCATCTTTTATTTTGTTTATGATTAAGCAATAAGGGCAAACAGTTGATCCATGTTTGCCCATGTGGTAAGTAACAGTAAAATACTTGTTACACTGGCAGCATCTCATTTGATCCATTTTTCTTTGCTGCAACTAAATCCTCGTATTTGCAAAAATCATCCATTGCAAATTTGATAGAATATTTGTGTAAGAAATACACTTTAAATAATCCATCATGCGGAATTTCTTTTTGGCTTAAAATGATGAAGGGATGTCCATTTGAAGTTTTTAGTGCTTCGCACCAGTACTGCTTACCATTGTGTGAATACTTGTTCATGCTAGGTTTGTTTTAAGTGATTGAATATTTAAATGTAGTTGATCTATTGTGTCCGCAAAAAGACATTTTAATTCATTTTCCAGTACAAATGGCAAATCTGATTGATAAATAGTATAATGTTTACCGTCTGCAAAAAAATGTATTTGTATGTTATTAAACTGTTTTGCTTTGAGCAAATTTTGAAATTTTACAATCTTTTCTTCCTGAAATTGTATTTCATCAAACAATTCCTTTAAATCATTAAACATTGTGTATAAGTTTTTGCATTTGTAATTCAAAATACCTACCGAATTGGAATGATATGTGCATTAAATGATGTTCATTTTCATAATACAGGATAAATTTAGTGTTATCCCCTACAATTGTATCATGTCTGATATTGTAGTTTTTCAAAAATTGTTCCCATAACCTGTCTAGGTCATAAGCAATAACGATACTAGCCATAATTAAAGTTTTTTTCTAAATAATGAAATAATTTCTAGTGTTATCAGTGCCACTAGGTATAAAGGAATGCAGATTAGGATAAAATAAATTACTGATAATATCCAAGCTAATAACCTGATCATTACATAAAATTATCTGCAAAACATATTGCTAAGGATAGCAAAAATAAGATCAGGACTTGTTTTTGTGTCTTTGTCATGTGGTTTTTGTTTTAGTTAAAAATCATTTGTCATGTCAATATTAAGATATTTTCCACATTTCCAAAAAAAAATATAAAAAAAGGGATCGTTGAAACGATCCCCGCCCTATTCTCTCTGAAAATCAAACCTATTTGAGAAATAATTCCTTTTCTAGCTGCCTTCTTTTAGTCAGTCCTGCACTTATTTTGCCGTTTATCTTATTCCACCTTAAAAACTGATCAGCAACCTCTGATTTTGGCTTATTTTGGTTTAATAACCTAAGTAGTGTACTGCTTTGAAATGCACCTAATCCAATGTTATAAGCTAAACTGGTTAGTGCAGCTAATTGGTTAGCATTTATAGGTACTTTAATTAACTTACCTAGTGCGTATTGTCTTTTCTCAATATCCGTTTTTAGCCATCTTTCTGCAGTCGGTTTATCAATTGTATCACCTTCTTTTATTGGTTTATTGGTGTCAGGGTTTATTGTAGTACCATAACCAATTGTCCAAATACCTGCGGTGTCAGGGTATGCCTTTAATCTTTCGCCTTCAAAAACTTTTATAATATCAAATGCTTTCACCTTCTTTGCAGATAAGAGTAAAAAAATAACAATTGCAGCTATTATAATCCATTTCTTATTGGACATCACTGTCTTTTGCTAGTAATCCTGTAATAAGTATCCCAATACCTGAAACTACCTTTACCCAATCTTTTTGTGCAACACCATCACCAATTAGGGGTAATCCTGCAACTGATCCGAAAAAGCTAGTTTTAATGTTTTTTAGTATTCTTTTCATCTTTTAATTTTTTATATTTTAAATAATTCAATGAAATAGTAACAATACAACTAACTGTAGATGCACTGGCAAATATGATCTTTGTCAGCTCGTCAATTTCTTGTAATCCAATTGCGGACAATAAAACGGTGCAGATTGTTGATACTACTGCAGGATCAGTTTGTTGCGTCATTGCTAGTTTCATCTTTTTGAAATTTTGCTGCAATAATGTTATAAGCATTTATAACAGTTGCAGATTGATCTAAAGTTGCAAAAACACCTTTACTTGTTGATAAGTCTAGTGCTGCTTTTAAAACTTCTAATGCTTGTTTTTCGTTCATTTGTTCTTGTTTTATTGGTTAATAATTGTTAATCCTAAAGTAGTTGCAATATAATTATATGCGTAATCATTTGTTGTATAGTTATTATATTCAGGTTCACCCATTGTTACAGTACCAGTAGCTAGACTTTCACCCAATTGCCCTTGATTATCTGCACAAAGATTGTAACTAAATGATGCAAAACTTTCAAAGTTATCATAGTTTCCGTAACATGATAGCCATACTGCTTCTGTTACTACACCATTATTCCAAATTTGTACTGGTTCAATTTGCTTTGCCATATAATTGTTTTAATTCTTCTATTTGTGCTTGTTGTTCTTGAATGGCTTTTATCAGCATTGGCACAAATACTGAATATTTTACTGATTTAGTAGTTGTTTCTAATTGATTTCCTTTTTTATCTATGTCAAAAGTTTCTTCAATCATTGAAGGAAATATTTCTTCTAATTCCTGCGCAATAACACCTATTTGTTTTATTTCACTACCAATTAAATTATAATTTCTAATTTTTACTTTCAATAATTTATCAAGTTTAGGTGTTGCATCAATTATATTCTCTTTTAATTTTATATCAGATAAAGAACCATAACTATTATTTGCATTTTGGATATTACCATTACCTATAATTTTGATATTAGTTGTACTACCAATATCACTATAACCAATAAAATGATTCCATCCAGTACCTGAAGCTGTATAAGACAAACTTGTTATTACACTTCCAGTAAAACTTGCAGTTGATTTTTCAGCATAATAAATAGATTCAGTAGTAGATGCGCCTTTGCTATATACTAATGCAGTTGGCGAACCACTCCCTATTCCGACATTGCCGCCCGAAGATATTCGGATGCGTTCGGTATCTGCAGTTGCAAATATTAATGGATAACTTCCGATTACATCTATTACTCCATATTCTCCAGCTGAATAAGAAGGACCTGTGTATCCTATAAGCATTTGTCTTGCTGCACTGTTCTTGAAATATAAAAGAGAAGTTGCAGTACTTACTGTATTTTCAATAGTTAATGTAGCATTTGCACCTGTCACACTTGAACTGAAGCTAGTTGAACCAGAATTATTTATTTGTAATAATGCTGCGTTATATGCCTGATTAACTATTCTTAATGGAGTTCCTGCCCCCAATTGAATATCGTTTACTGAACCTGCATAATTTAAATTAATAGCTAAAGGATAATTAGTAACAATTGTTGCATTCGACGTAATATTTGAACTAAAAGTAGATGCTCCAGTTGCATCAATTAATAACCTCCTACCAAATGTACCACCTGACTTTGTATATAATTCAAAACCTCCTGATGTATTAAGATTAAATCCAAATGCCTTATCACCTGCAAAGTTTGCAAATTGTGCCTGTAATCCACTTCCGTAAGTATCTGACAAAGTATTTGATACCATGTAAGAAACTGCTCTTTGTCCTGCACCTGTTGCATCAATCTTAAATGATCTACCTGCAATTAAACTTTCACCTGTTGCACCTTCTGAAGGGTTATTTGCTAGTACACTTGCGTTGAATGATGCCTGACCATTGTTTTCCAATGTCATTGAAAGTGTAGCTGATCCACCTGCGGAAGTGTAAAATTTTAATCTTCCGTTTCCACTGTTAGCACCATCTAAGGTTGCAGCTATATAAGGGTTAGCATTTCCTAAACCAAAATTGATTGTTGTAATTGCTGCACCTGTTGAATAGTAATTATTTGTTAATTGTAATGCAGTAAAAGACGCTGCATTACCTGTAAATATTGCATTGAGTCCATTCAATACACCAGTTAAAGTTGCTGCACCAACTACATCAAGTGCAACACTAGGTGTTTTACCAATTCCCACATTTCCATAAAATCTTGCAGTTTTATCGTTTCTAGTCCAAAAAATGTCTGCACCGTTTGTATCTGCAACATTAAAGGCATAATCACTAGCACCAGTTGAACTACCTTTTACATATAATGTTACGTTTGTAACTGGAGTATTATCCCCAAATACTGCCGATCCATTCTTTGCAATGCTAAATCTATCCACCCAAGATTGTGATACTGCAGATGCTGAACTTTGAAATCTTGCTAAATACAATGTAGTATCTGCGTCAGTTGATCTGACAAGTAAACCTTGTGAACTATCTTCTATATTTGTAACTGATAAGGCATAACCTGCCAAAGTTCCGCTAAATGCTGCAGTTGTACCATTTAATGCACCAGTTAATGTACCACCTGTTAAAGGCAAATATCCACTTAATGCACTGCCATAATTAGGTATATTTAATGTATTTCCTACAAATGTTGCAGCACCACTGCTACCAGTTGTTGTGAGTGATATTGTTGCCTGTTTGCTATTTAATTGTGTTTGTATAGCACTTGTAACACCTTTTACATAACTTATTTCAGTTAATGAAGGGTAAGTAGCGGTAGTTAGTGATCCTATTGTTGATCCAGTTGCGGTAAAATATGCTAATTCATTTATAGTACCTGTACCAGTTACAGGGTTAGTTAATGCTCCCTGATATTGCGGTATATTTAATGTATTTCCTACAAATGTTGCAGCACCACTCGTACCAGTTGTTGTAAGTGATATTGCATTTTGTTTGCTATTAAATGTACTCCAATCACTTGATGAAAGTTTACCTGTATTTGTTGCAGATGCTACAGGTAAGTTAAATGTATGTGTACCACTGGAAGTTGAAATATTAAAATTAGTACCTGATGTACCAGTAACTAAAAATTGTACTTGTTCAGTTGCACTATTTATTGCAGTAATTCCAGTACTAAATGTAGTTGCAATTTGTGCTAATCTTGTTGATTGGGTATAAAATGTTATTGTTCTACCATCATGTGTTACATAAAACCTTATTGCTAATCTATCAGTAAGTGTTAATACAGTTGCAGGTACTGCAATTGATGTATAATAAAGATCAATAGAAGTACCACCAGTAATTACTTCGGGGTTTGATGAACTACTGGCAATTAATGAAAATGTAGTTCCATCGTATTTGTATAATTCAACATAAAAACTAGGGTTACCACCTGTTGAATTACTACTAAAATATGCTTGTATATTCCAGTTACCTGCAGGTATATTTAAAAGTGCAGGATCACCTGCATTTGTAATAAATTGTGCTATATATCCGTTAGCACTTATTGTAAAGTTTGCTGCAGTTCCAGTATTTGCAGTTTTACTCATTTGATAATAAGTATTTCCGCCAAAACTTCCCTGACTTGTACCACCGTTCAAATAATAATTAACAGATGATCCACCTCCTGTATTTGGAAAATCTGCTAAAGTACCATCACCCCTAATATATTGTGAAACTGTACCTGCACCAGTAACATTTAATGATCCACTACCTGTTATTGGTGAATTTGCTACATTAAATGCACTAGGCATTGATAAACCTACGGAAGTAACTGTACCTACATTACCTATTAAATCCCATGTTGAACCAGTATCCCTGTACCAAAGTTTTGTGTCAGTTGATACAAATAACCTGCCTGTTATACCTGCTGCAGGTCTATTTGCAAATACATCCGAATAAAACATCGGTGTACCAAACTGGTTCAATACTGAATAATCAACAACAATCATTTATATAACTTTCTTATAATAGTAAGTTTGTTTCCTGTGTTTACCAAATTGGTAAAAATAATATCGTATTGTGTAGTATCTATTTCACCAATATTTCCTTGAATTCTCAAAGATTGATTAGGTACTAACAAAATACCTTCTACAGTTAAATTAGTAGTTCCAGTATTTATAAACGAAATTTCGTTACAATCACTGCTAACTTTTTGTGAAGTATAAAAGTCTTTTACTTCAATATAATATTTTTGAAATGCTCTGCCAGTTGATGCACTTGTTGTATTAATTCGTGCATATTCCTGCCTCCATTGCTCTTGCTTTGTTTTTCCATAATCAGGAAAACTAGCTTTAATTTTTTCCTGCTTATCCATAACCTGTACTTTCAAATGCTGAACTTTTGCCATAGTATTTTATTTTATCCGTAAATAGGAAATTCCCCAACTTTTTTTCCTTTTGCTGCAATTGGTAGTGGTTTTTTAACTACTGATGCTGCCTTTACAACTGGTTTTGCTGCAACTGGTATTGGTTTTGGTGCAATAAAAGTTGATGCTGCCTTTGCAACAGGTTTTGGTGCAACTATATTAACAGGTGCAATTGCTTTTGGTACTGGTTTTGCAACTGTTTTTGGTGCAACTGCTTTTGTTATTGATGCAGGTACACTAGGTTTTTTTGCAACTGGTAGTGGTTTTGCTGCTACTGGTGCAGTTTTTTTTACTACTGGTGCAGGTTTCTTTGCAACTGGCACTGGTTTTTTTGTTGCAACTGCTTTTGTTATTAATGCAGGTACACTAGGTTTTTTTGCAACTGGTAGTGGTTTTGCTGCTACTGGTGCATGTTTTTTTATTACTGGTGCAGGTTTTTTTGCAACTGGTGATACTTCCTTTTTTAATATTTTTTGCGGTTCTGCCTTTTTAATTGTAGGCGGTACAATATTAACTGGTTGTTGTCCAGTTGAAAGTTTTTTAATTGCTTGTTCAATTGGTGCAACTGGTTTTGTTGCTTTTGCTTTTTTTCTTTTTACCTTTTGACCACTAGGAAGGGTTACAGTTTCAACTTCTTCCGATACTGGACTGATCATTTGTTCAATAACTTGTTGTGGTGCTTTTTCAACAACTTTTGGTGCAATATAATCAACTTGTGCCTGTTGTACTGGTGCAGTTGTTTCTGCGACTTCTGTTAATTTTTTAAATTCACCTTCAGTTAATTTTTCAGGTGTAGGTACAATAACTTTACCTTTTGGCTTTTTCTTAAAAGCAAATAATGCAAGTGCTGCACCACCAAGCAATAATAAAGGCAAATAATTTTTTTTCATTTTCTTTTTATTAATTCTTTAATAACAATAATCCCAAAAATATAGATCAATACTATTTTACCGTATTTATCAAAATAGTATGAAAATGCACCTTTCTGCTCTATTAATTGTTTTTCAGTTTCCTGCTTTTGTTTTTCTGCAATTATTTTAATATCACTGGTAAATTTGAATGCGTCAGGTTCATATTTAATATAATAATAACCACCACCGTATCTATTAAACATTAAATAAATACCATCTGCCCTTTGTAGATACGAAAAAGGTCTGCCTACACTTGATCCTGACTGAAAAGTAAATA